TACCCGGCCTGCAGGATGACGCGTCCGTACTCTGCCTTGACTGCCTTGGCCGTATCCTCGCTCAAGTTGAAGACCCGGATGGAGCAATTGCTAGGACTCTCTTGGTCTTCCTGTTGTGTCTGGAACTTGAAATGCATCTCCGACAGGTCAAGCACCTTGTTGCCTTCGGACAGGATGAGTGAGGCCTTCCTGATGTACTGGGTCCCGGCTACAGTTTGTTTGGCGTCAGTCACAGCGTCACGAAGTAAAGGTGGCCGAGCTGGCCAAGGTTGGTAAACGTGGGCACTGCATCGGGGTCGTTGTCAGTTTGGGCGATGAGGGAGCCGGTGAAGCCAAGGTAGCCGTATTGGCCCACCAAATCCTGCCCCGTCACGACCGCGATCCCCGAAATCAATGCTACCCCAAGGGCAGTGGCAATATCGAGGCTCCACGACTGTTCTGGCTCGTTCCAGCGTAGGGTTAGTAAGTAGTCAATACCCCCCAACTGAATCTGCAAGCTCTGTGGCTCGGGGCGGAGCGGAATTTCCTGCACTTTCATGGATTGAGCACGGGGTCAATGGCCTTGATGTTGGCACTAGGTGCGTCTTTCAAAGCCTTGACTCCTGAGTCCTTGGTTGGTTGCGTACTTTGGGGCACGGTCATGGCTGAGGCAGGAGCGGACGTTGACTTGGCATTGACGATGCTAGTCACCCTGACCAACAAGACCTGCTGGAGGGTGGCCGTCACCATCAAGGTGTTCTCACTCTCGCGGTCGGTGTCTACCCGCAACGATTTGAGGAGCATGTTGGTATAGGACCGCTTGCCCGTGAAGACGTCGAAGGGAACCCGACTCTCCTGGAGCACCAAGAGCTTGGAGTAGATGTCCTTGACCTGGTTCTTCGAATTGCCGCCGAAGGTTGACATGTTGGGCTGAATACGCTCGGGCAGGGCAGACAAGATGTTGCCGACGCCGGCAATGGTGCCAGTCACGGCTCCCAACAGACTGCCCACGATATTGGAGCTGGCCGGGCTATTGCTCCACCCGCACTTGATGGTCACCTTGGGTGGCATCTTGTACGAGTGGTCAGTGATACGGGCGCCAATTTCCACTGGCTGCTCCGTCAACATCAGCTCGTCCTCGTGTTGCTCTTCCAGCGTGACGAAAGCAGAGAAGGGTCCCAGCCCACGTTTCGGCTTGACCAAGATGGCTTCAATGCCAAGCTGGATGCCGGCTTGCACCAAGCCTAGTGTTTGTCCCATTTACTGCACCCTTGGTTTGAGGTTCCGGAGCATGGAGGCATTGACCTCGGACTGCTCTTGCCGGATGGCGTCCGCAGTCTCACGTGGGCTACCGGCACCATGCACCGTGATATTGGTTTCCTGCCTGATACTGGGGCCGGCCACGGCGTCGACATAGTCGCGGGTCTCCCTGGGAGCGCGGCCGAGGCCGTACTGGTCAACGTTGCCAAGGCCCCAGTTGTAGGCAGCAGTGGCACTGCTGAGGTCACCACCATAACGCTTCTTGAGCCACGCCATATAGCGGGCGGCCCCGGTGGCCGAGCTGGTTAGGTCAGTGACGTCAACGCCCCACTCTTTGGCGGTGTCGGGCATGAACTGGAAGTCGCCCTGCGCCCCTTTGCGGGAGAGCATGTTCTTGCCACGCCCCGACTCCTTCTTCCACATGCGGTCCAGGAAGCCATCAGGCAGGCCATATTGGTTCTCAAGGCGGGAGAACAGGTCCATGACTCGTTCGCCACCAGAGGCGGTGCCATCCCCTTCCACCCGGGCAGGGTTGACAAAGCCGCGACCGGAGCCGGCACCAGCACTCCGGTACCGCTTGGCGCCACCCCAGCGCATGAAGTCCTCGTAGCCCTTGACGAGAGGAGTCGTCAGTGAGTCAACGACGCCGCCCTTCTCTGTGGCCACTCCGGTGACTGCGGCGACGGTCTCGTCCCAAGCACGGCCAGCCCCACGCACCATGGCGTTCTTGAAATCGGCCAGCGTCTTGATCTTGGACACGACCTTGGTGAGCTTGTCAAGGAAGTCACTAAACATCTGCCCAAGAATCTCGAACGAGGGGAGCAAGGTGACGGCCGTGACATCTTTGAGTAGGCCCAACTGCGTGACGATGACGCGGAGCATCTGGGCGTAGCGCAACCCCGCTGCAGTGGCTTGGTCCATGTCGACGCCAGCAGCCAAGGCCATCTTGCGCTGGTCGTCCGCCGCCTTACGCAGCTGTGACCGGCCCTCAACCAAGAGCTGCATGGTCTGTGGGTCGATGCCGAACATCTGCGCCCACGCATTCTGTACCTCGGGTGAGTACTTGGCGGCCGCATCCAGGAAGTCCAGGAAGATGTCGTCAGTCTTGCGACCTGTGGTCTTGATGCCCAAGCTCTGCAGGAAGCCGGCCATGCCACCATTGGCCCCACCGGTAGCCCGGATGGCTTGGTTCATGGCGATGATGGCCTTGGTCATGGCAGTACCACTGACGCCAACCTGTTCGGCTCCGAAGGCCATTGCCTTCAGGTTGCCGGCTGTGGCGTTGGCCAGACGGGAGTTGTAGTACAGCTTCTCCATCTGGTTGGCAAACATGGCCACCATGGCTTGAGTGGCAGCGGCCACGCCGAGCAAAGACTTTCCCAACCCCACGGCCAACTTGTCAAGGTTGACAAGGTTCTTTTCGAACTTCTTCTGCTCTGTGCCATTGACCTTGTAGCCAAGGCTGACGAAGTACTCACGCAGAATCGAACTAGCACCTGTGGCCATAGATCACTTCCTCACTTTTTCTTGGGCCATCCGAGCCCGGTATACGTTCTCCTGCTCCACCTGGATGGCCTCATTCAGCAGGGCAATGAAGTCGAGGTCCACGGTACCATCAAGCAGCTTGTCGGCCGTGATCATGCCCTTCATGACTGGCATGAACAGCCAGTCCTCCCGGCCTATCATGGAGATGTAGTTGCCGGAAGTGGGGTGGTGGCTCAGGAGCTTGGCGAGTTCCCCACGGCGTCCAGCTCCTTCAAAAAATTTCCCAGATTCTCCTTCAGGCACTGGAACACCAGCCTGAGCATGTCGGGCATGTCGAGGTCCTCGAACATGAGGCGGTTGCCCACGCTGACTGGCGCCCATGCGTCACCCTGTTGCTTGGTGACCACCGACAGGCAGGTGAACAGGATGTAGTCGACGTCGGCGTCCGGCATGCTGGCCACGATGCCCATGATGGGTTCGAGGATGTCGGCGAAGTCGAGGTCTGACGCATTCTTGAGGCCAGCCAGACTGGAGCCGGTGACGGCGAGGACGGGCCCTAGTCGGCGGCTCACGTGGAACTGAGCCAAGGCACTGAGCCGGCCGATGCGGTAGTTCTGGTTGTTGATGGTAACTGAAATCATTTTTTGTATCTCCTAGCTGGGGACGGCTTTACGACCCGAGCACGCGTTCGATGCGGATGGCGTTGAACTCCCACTGGACCAAGCCACCGTCTTTGGCAAAGGTCAGGTCGGGAGCCTTGGCGAAGGCCACTTGCGAGGCCGTGATGACGTCGCCACGACTCGAGTCGTTGATGACGATGGTGTTCTGTCCGTAGGCGGAGCCGCTCGTCGTCTGGAACGAGTACATGGTCATCAAGAGCTTGTTGGTCGGGCTGGTCTTGAGGAGACTCACCGTGACCTTGCCACTCTTGTCGGCGTGGAGGCTGTGCATACCGGCACCGTCAGCGCCGATGGTCATGGCGCCAATGTCACCGGTGGCCACGATGTTGATGCCTTCCTCCGAGGCCGCAGCCCCGTTGCCAAGGCTGAAGGCGCCACCGGGGCCGACGATGGTGGCATTGACGTCAAGAAAGCTGTAGGTGTTGCTCATGGCAAGGGTCCTTGGTAGTTGAAAGTGGGGTTACTGGTTGACCACCACAGAGACGCTGGACGAGTGGATGGCGCCGGCGAGCTTGGCAGCGATTTGGATGGGCACGGCAAGGCGCGCGGCCCGGTCACTTTGGAGCTGACTGGAGACCTTCGGTGCGTACACGTAGTAGCCCTTCGGCATGAAGTCGCCGGAGTTGAGTTGGCCGAAGCCGTTGGAGTTCCAGACGCCGGGAGCAAGCAGTCCGTTGACGACTCCCTGGCTGCAGATGGCCTCGCACTGGCTGGTCAGGATTTGCATGCCTTGATCGGTCTGCGGAATCTTCGTCGGGCTCGTGTACAGCAAGTTGTAGAGAGCGGTCTGAATGGTCAGGGCCAGCCAGTCGGTGCCCGTCACCACGTCGGCGAAGGTGCCGTCAGCCATGACGCCTTCCTGCAGGATGGCGGTGTTGTTGTTGTAGAGCACGAACAGGTTGGCATTCTTGCCAGCCGCGGATGCCACCTGGGAGGCATTCAAGGTCTCCGCCACAACGCCCGGTTCCTGTTTGAACTTGAGTGTGATGGCGGTGTTGTTGCCGGTGAAGTCGGTGGTCAGCAGGCGACCCAGTG